TTCATTGCCGCGCGCCGGTCTAGTGCCGCCTGCCGCTGATTGACCCATTTCGGACCGGGCACCCTGACCTTCATCCGCGCCGAGATGTCGAACCTCTTTAGCTTGACGATTAGAGCCTTGCGGCGTGCGTTGATCTTTCTCCGCAGGGCGTTGACGGTCGTCTTGCGAGCGGCGATGAAGGCGCGTTCTCCCGCCTGGCTGATGTCCTCATCGCTCACCCCGGGCTTGCGGGCACGGGTCTCGGCGGTGCTGCGCGCGGAACGACCGCGGCGGTCTCCCGCACTGGTCGTGCGCGCGAGATCCGTCGGCGATCCGACGGGGACGCCACGGAGGCCGAAGCTAGGATTCGACGGCAGCCGGCGTCGTTCCTGCGACCCTTGCTTGCCGCCTTCGCCGCCGCTCCCCCCGATTGACTTCGGGACCGGCCCGCTCGGCCCGCCGCCGCCGCCGGCGATGAGCCCTCCAACCTTACCGGCGACGTATCCGGCGAGCCCGCTGAACGCTTCGTCGATCTTGGCCCTGAGGGCACCGCCGAGGTTGCCTATCCCATCGACGATGCCCCGGGTGAGCGCCTTGCCGATGTTCAGCGCGACCCCGAGGACGATCGCCGGGATGCCTCGCAAGATCGCGAGGACGCCGTTCATTGACGACCTGACCGCCGTTTTCAGGGACGCCCAGGCGGCAGACCAGTCGCCTCGGATCACGGCCAGAATGCCGGTAATGATCGCCGCGATGGTCCGCATGACCGACGCGACGACCGTGCGAGCGAGGTTGAAGGCGCGGGTGATGTCTCCGCCAAAGCGAGCCCAGAACCCCCGCGCCCCGGCAACGATCGCGCGGATGGTCGGAAGGATGTTCGCGTCGAAGTAGGCCATCGCGCTCTGAGCCGCCGCGCGCGCGCCGTTGAAAGCGCGCGCCGTGATCTCGCGGATCTGCGGCCAGTTGCGCTTGAAAGAGTTGACCAAGGAGACGACGACCGGCAGCACCTTGGCGGCGAGCCCCTCCGCCATGTCCTCACCCGCGCGCTGAATCTGCTGGAGCGCCTCGGTGCTCGCGCCTTCGGAGCGTGCCGCGCCCTCGAACTCCTTGGAAAGCTCGGCGAGGATGATCTTTTGTGCGCCGAGCGTGTTGCCAGACTCGACGAGCGCCTTGACCTGATCCTTTTGCCCCTGGCTGAACGACACGCCCGCGCGCCCGAGGGCGGTCATCCCCTTGATCGGATCGTTCAGCGCCTTTCCGACCTGGATGCTTGCGGAGTTTAGGTCGGTGCCGAGGGCGACCGACATGTCGTTGATGAGCGGGACGGCCTGGCTGAAGATGTCGTTATTTCGGCCTGCCTCGTTGCGTACGTTCGTGAAGGTGAGCAGCAGGTTCGCGGACGACTGGATGGCGTCGTCGGCGCTGCCAGTCTGAGACTGTATCGCCGTGGCGAGCGCCTCGACCTCCTTGGCGGTGATGTTGGCCGCGCCGCCCGTGGTCTCGAGGACATTCGCCGTACGGGCGCTCGCCTTCTCCTGCGCGAGCAGCTCGCGCGTGCCTAGGGCGACTCCGGCGGCGAGACCCGCGACGCCGACCGCGGCTCCGGTGGCGAGTGCGCGAGCCCCGAAGATGGCGAGGCCACGACCGGCCCGCTTAGTGCGCGAGTCGAGCTGGTCAACGTCGCGGGAGACCTGGCCGAAGGCGCGTGAGAGCGACTTAGAATCCCCGGTCACGACAACTTCAAGCCGCCTGGTACTCACGCTATAATCCATCGTACGTGGACGGACGATCTGTCAAGCCGAAGGGCGCCAGAAGCGCGGAAGAGTTCATGGCGCGGATGGTGGCCTGAAAGGCTCACGAGCCCTCGGAAAGCTTCTCGTAGGCGGCGGCCATCAGATCAAGCTCACGGCGGGTCAGCGCTTCGACTTCCCACGGGCGGACGCCGAAGAGCTGGCCGTGGTACGGGCGCCACTCTTGCCGGACGCGCTCGCGCGCTTGCGCGAGCCGGTGGTAGGAGGGACGGCGGCGGCCTCGGTCTCGGCCACGTCGGCGGCAAGAGCCTCCATCGTGATCGAGGTCACGTCGTCAAGCGCAAGGTCGGGCTCGTCGTGGCGGCGGATCAGCCAGACGATCCAGCAAACGGCCTTCATCGAGTCGAAGTCGATGCGCGTGAAGCCTTCGCCCCACTCCTCTTCCATCGCGATCATGTCGGCCGCCGTCAACTGCGACTGGCGGTAGGCGGTCCCTCCCCAGCGGATCGTCAACTCGTTCTCCATCACGCCTCCCATTAGGTAAGCCCGCCGCGCCCGGCCCAGACGCCGGAGACGTCGTCGATCACTTCCTCCAGGCGGCGCACGACCTCGCCGCGCTTTGCCTCCAGGGCGGGGCCGACGAAGGCGCGGCGCCCACCGCCCTCGAACTCGATCCGCTTCGGGTACGGGTAGCCGGCCGGATACCCGCGCGAGACACGTCGGGCGTTGACGCGCACGCCTGCCTTGTTGCCGCTGGTGAACGATCGGACGGATCCTTTTGTCAGCCCGCTCCGCACGGGCGCACGACGCCGTGCCTCGTCGGCCACGATCTCCGCAGCATCCTTGAGCGCCACGCGCACGCCCTTCACGAGTACCGGATCGATGCGCTTGAGGTCACGCCGGAAGGCCGCGAGGCCCTCGATGCTGATGGCGGTCGTCGCCACCGCTACGCGACCGTGTCCGTCGTGCGGTAGACCAGGTTGTAGGGGGAGAGCGTCCCCGAGGCGAGGCCCACGAAGGGAACCTGCATCTCAAGGATGTCGGGCCCGCCCACGTTCGGCGTCTGGCCGTCGTAACGGGCGACGGGGATTCCGACGGCGAGCTGGTAGAGCGTGCCCGCCTCGGTAGTGCCGCCCTGCCACGTCCCGGCGAGGGTGCCGGTCGTGCCGTTGACATAGCGGTTGTATTGGGCCAGTGACTCGAACTCGACGGTAAAGGAGCCCGAGACTTCGGCCATCGACGCCTCAATCGCCTCTTTCCTCAGAGTCCCGCCCGATGAGCGTTGCAGGTAGCGGTTCGTGTCCAGGCCGTGGCTGACGTTGAACGTGAAGCTCTTCACGTCGAGCGAAGCTCCGCTGAGGGAGAAGGTGCCGCCGACCCAGGACAGGAGACCCTGGGTTGCCGGGTAGGAGACCGCCGCGAGCGCGACGCCGGTCTGCTCGTCAATCGACGTGAGCGTCGTCGAAAGGGTCAGGAGGCCGTCAACGTCACTGGATAGGGACGCGTCGGTGACCTTCACGCCGAGGTATGAGAACGGGTTGACGGTGCCGGCGGTGTCCGGCCGACCGATCTGGAGCGTGAGCGCGCGGCCGAAGTTGAGCGTCTGCACGATCGTGATGTCGCGCGTGAGAGTGCCGCCCGCGGGGGTCGCCATCGACCATGTGCCGCCGCCGAATGCGTATGCGAGCGGAAGCCCGAAGCCACGGTCGGCAACCTCGAAGGCCACCTGGCCGCTGACGGAGCGCTTGCCGGTGACCCAGCGGTCGGCACGCAGGGTACGGGTAGAGGAACGGATCGCCTTGGATTCGACGCGCTCGACGGTGAGCTGAACGCTTTCTGACACGAACTCCAGAAATCGCGTGGGGACGGCATAGGTGCCGACGGTTGTCTCGGCCACCATGCCGATCTGGGACCACAGGCCGGAACGACTCATCGGTCACTCTCCTTCTTGGGCTTTTTCTTGACGGGCTGAAAGTTGGAGGGCTGGTCGAGAAGGGACGCCCCGAGGTCGTCGGGGACATCGACGGGCTCGCCCAGCCGCGCGGCGAGCTCGCCCAGCCCGTAGGGAATCGCGACCCCTTCGACGTGGGGTCCGACGTAGACGACCTGCATTGGCTTCTCCCTTAGATCCGGTTTGTGCAGGCGACGCGGACGGTGATCCGCGCCTCTCGTTCCTCGACGGAGACGGGCTCCTCGAGGTCCGTAGCGACGACGAGTGCCGTACGCACGACGCCGCCGAAAGCGTTACCCGGGGCGCTCCAGACGCGGAGCGAATCCTCGATGAGCGCGGCGATGGCAAAGGCGCGCTCGGTGAGCGTCTGCTGCGGCTCGCGCACCGGGGAGATGCACGAGACGACAACATCCTGGGTCCACTCCTCCTCACGGCGGCGCTGGCCCATCGCGGCGCTGGCCTGGACGGCGCGGGCGTCGCCGATCCACACCCACTCCCGCTCCGGTCCCGCCGGAGCCGGGCGCCCGTAGGTCACCTGGACCGCGCCGAGGGCGGAGTCGAGGCGGGTGAACAGCGCCGCCTTGAAGGTGGGTACCGTGGAGGTCACGGCGTCCCCAGCCTGGCCCAAGGCATCAGCAGCGACCACGCGGCGGCGGGTATCGCCCATGTGGCCGAGCGGTCGGGGGCGATCTCGCGGGCGAAGCCGCCGTCGGCGGCGTACTCAGAGGCCGCCCGGTCGAGCCATGACGACACGGTGAGCACCGCCGCGCGGCGGACTTCCTCGGCGACCGGGACGGACCCGAAGCATCCCCAGTTACCAACGATCCGCAGCCGAGCCTCGCCGAACTCGCGAGCGACCGTCGAGACGAAGCTTAGGCGCGACGAGAAACGGATCTGCTGGTAGGTGTCGCCGAGGCTCGCGCCGCCTTGGGGGAGCAGGAGGTAGTCGGAGTCTGCGACGAGCACCTGCGGGCTCTCCTCAGGGTGAAGGGTCATCGTGGTGACCGTTCGCAGGTCGTAGGGGGCCAGGTCAAGGAGACGGTCCCGCAGGCCGAAGGAGCGCGTGCCCCCGGTCGGTCCGATGAACTCCCGTTGGCAGCGGCTGGCGAAGGCGGGTGCGACCGCGACGCAAAGGCCGAGGATCAAGTCATCGCTCGCGGCCGTCGATAGCTCAAGGGCGCTCTTCACGTCGTCCACCGAGCAGAGCAGGTTGGCGCCAAGGAGCGTGCTCTCGACGGTGAACGTGCCCTCGTCAACGCCCGCCGCCGCACCGGTACCGGTCCACAGCCACGCCCATGTCCCGGCCGCGCCGGCCACGATGTTCTTGGAGTACAGGCCGACCGAGTCGCGGGTGATCGTCGCGGCGGCGAAGGTGTAGGTCGTCGAGACGCCGAGCGGGTCGCGGACGGTGAGGGTGATGGTCGTCGGGTCGGTGAGCACCGTGCCGACCTTGAAGGTCGTCTCTAGGCGAACGGTGTCGCCAACCTGGGTAATCGCCATCAGCCGGCCTCCCTCATCCTGCGCTGCATCAGGTGCCCACGGAGCCGACGACGGTGGCGGTAGCTGCGACTGAGCCGACGACGGCGGCGGTAGCTGCGACTGAGCCGACGACGGCGGCGACGACGGTGGCGACGACGACGACGGTGGAGAACCCGCCGGGGAATAGGAGGAGCATCAGACGCCCACCCCGAGCAGGGTGCGGCGACGCGGTTTGGTGGCGCCGATCGTGCCGCCGCCGAAGTCGTCGATGCGCCCGGTCGCGTCGTCCATGTAGAGGCCGATATTCCCGGCACCCGCGTAGGTCGCGTCGGAGCGGGTGATGACCAGGGTGCCGTTCAGGTAGATGCTCAGGTTCGAGCCAACGGCCTCGGCGAAGAAAACATCGTTGACGGTGACCTCAAGGGTGACCGCCGCCCCGATCTGCGTCTCGGCGTTATTGTCCATCCGGTAAATCTCGAAGGAGTCGGTGCCCGCCTTCGTCGTGTAGTAGAGGGAATACCCATCGACGGCGGCGCTTCCGGGGGACTGGAGTCGCAGGAAGATCCCGAAGTACGACCCTGTTCCCTGCTTGACCGCGATGGTTGCGTAGCCCTCGCAGTCCGGCCCGTAGGTGGCGCTCGTGTATTCGGTCGCCGCGCCGACCCTGTTGCCGCCCGCCTGGTTGGACAGGACGGTCCAGGTGTCCTTGGCGGCGTTGCCGTCATGGGGACCGGCGTAGTCCGGCGCGGCGAGCAGAGCGTCGGCGCGGTTGAAGGCGTCGAGGATTCCTGTCGTAGGTGCGGGCATCAGGCCACCGCCCCATCGACGTCGGCGAGCGCCCTCACGGGCTGCACGGGGCCGTCATCGAGGATCGCGTCCGTGCCCGCGTCGTAGCGGACCTTGCGACGACGGCGGGCGATGAAGGAGAGCAGGTCGCGCAGCGTGTAGGTGCCAAGGTCATCGGGGAAGCGCGCATTCAACTCGGAGAGCGTGTACCCGAGGGCGGTGACGCGGTTTCGGATCGCGTTCTTCTGCTGGTTCGTGAGCGTCGCAAGCGGATCGTCGAGACTGCCCACCGGCAGGCGCGTAACGCCAGGCAGCGCCGCCACCAGTGCGAGGGTCGCGGCACTCGCGCGCACCTTGACAATTGCCTCCTGGCCGAGCACCTCGGTCTCGGACCAGTCGCCTCCGTCGGCGCGGATCGCGGGCGTGAGGTCGTCAACGATCACGTAGCGCGCGATCCTGGCCGGGTTCGACGTGTCGCGGACGTAGGGCGCGATGAACCAGGCGACGGGCATACGATCAGACCGCCGCCCTGTAGCCGGAACCGGACACGTAGACATTCGAGCCCGTGGTGATGGCGAAGGCGTTGATGGCGGTGGCCGCCGTGCCGCGCAGCGGGGTCGGGAAGGTGACCACGTAGCCGCCGCCTGCCGCCAGCGCGTAGCCGCGGTGGATGACCGTCGCGGCTCCGTCGCGGATCTCCACCACGGTCGAGACGGTGGCGTGCGAGTTGATTACCGTGAGGCTGGTGATGTAGTTGCGCACCCCTGCCGCGCCCGCAGCGATGACCTCCGTCGAGGCCGTGCCCGTGATGGCCGCGGTGGCGCCCTGGGTGAGATTCTCGTGGAGCGCGTAGGGGCGCACGAGGCCGTAGCCGATCGTGTCGGAGAGAGTGTCCGTCCGGTCAGCCGCAGCCACGGCCGTGATGTCCGCCGTGGTCGCGCGCGCGCCGGTCTTGATCGGGTTGCCAGCATCCGCGCCGTCATGGGCGACGCCGCCGCCGGTGAGGGTGGTGAGCGCGGTGACGGTAGAGACGGTCGTGATCGTGCCCGAGACGATGTCCACGTCGCCGATGTTGTTGTTACCGGCAGGGAGGGCGTTGGTGATCGCCGTGACGGCGGTGATCGTTCCCGAGACCGGCTGGGTGACCGCTGATCCGTCCACCTTCAGGGCGTTGGCGGCCGATACCGTGGCCCACCGGCCGCGCGTAGCGCCGTCCTCGATCACTCCGATCTGAGCACGGTTGAGGTTGATCCGCGCCGCAGCCGCGTCGTTCTCGGTGAGGACTGTGCCCGCCACCTCGTCGTAGATGAAGCCTGCCGGGAGCACGGGGGTCGTGCCGTCCGTGAAGGCAGCGTTATCGACGACCTTCTGAGAATCCTGAACGGCGAACGTCCCGGCGTTGGAGACCGCCATCGTTCCCGTGCCCGCGTTCGCCGTGACGGTGCCATCGACGGTCAGCGAGCCGCCGTTGTCATCGATGCTCAGAACGCCGGTTGAGTCTGTGGCGATGGTCACTCTCTGCGCCGCGGCTTCGGTTCCCGTACCGACCACCGATAGGACGGTGTTGCTAACCGCGAGTGTCCCGGTACCGGCGTTCGCCGTGACCGTGCCCGAGACCCTTAGCCCGTTGGCGTCGGCGGTGACCGGTGTCGCGTCCCCGTCGGCCGAGTACGCCAGCTTGACGACCGGCATGTGGCCGCGGGTAACGTGTTCGTCGGTTACCTGCTTGGTCGCGTTCGGCGGTCCAGCAGGTGAGGTTGCGGTGTATGTGATGTCATCGGGCATCAGCCCTCACCAATCCTTTCATCTCGGTCTACGCCGCCAGGGCGGTGTGAGCGCCGCTCGGCGCCCGCCATTCCGTGCATCGCTCGCAACTGGTCTTTCAGCGCGGCTATCTCCTGCTCGAGCGAATCGTCCTGCTGGCCGTGTTCTTGGCAGAAGGCGAGTCGCTCGGTCATCGTTTTGATCCGGCGCTCGATGGTTTTTGCGGTTGGGTTCATGTGGAAGGTGGGCGGGCCCGGCCCCGAAGGACCGGGCCCGTGTTCCTAGAACGTCGGGGTTCCCAGGCCGGTACCGCGGACAGACGAGATCGCCGTCGGGTAGCGGTCCGCCATGAACGCCGCGTAGTTGTAGAGCTGAATCCGCACGGTGAGGACGCCCGAGAGCACCTCGTAGAGCACGCGCGTCCTGATGCTCGACTCCCACAGCCACAGGTCGGCCTTGCGGGTGATGAGCACGACGTCGCTCGTGGTGCCGGCGGCGTCGTTGATCGGGATGGCGGCGGCCGAAACGAGCACCGGGATTCCCTGCATCGAGCCGACGTAGCCCTCGGAGGTCGGGGCGTCGAAGGTGCCCGATGAGTTCATCGGCGCCTGCATCATCGGCACGACGAGCGGGCGGCCCGTGGTGTCCGACTGCGCGACGATCCAGCCCCAGCGCCGGGGGTGCATCACGATCAGGTCCGGGGGAAGGAATCGGTTGGTATGGACCTGCTGGATGCCGTTCGCGACCGCGGAGTAGAGAGAGCCTGCGGTCAGTGCGGCCGTGCTCAGAACGACGGCCTGGGTGCCCGCCATTCCGATGATCCCGTTGAACTGGCCGTTGGCGCCCGTCCCCGTTCCCAGGGTCGTCTCGACGCGGTTGGCGTGGAGGGAGGCAAGCTCGGGGAGGAAAAACGAGTCCACCATGTTGATCGGCGACCACTCCACGGACTGGAGCGAGGTGTCGATCTGGCCGGCGATCGTCCTGACGACGGCCTGTGCCGTTCCGCCAGTGACCATGTCCTGCTCGGCAACGGCCGTGTTCTGGCCGTTCTGGAAGTGAACCGAGCCGCCGGTCGTGACCTTCGGGACGATGATCGTGTCCGTACCCTGCGGCAACTGACGCGAGCCGATCGCGTTGGCGAACGGACGCGAGGCGCGCGCGATGGCGGCGAACTCGTCGACCATCCACATCGGCGGCACCATCTCGCCGAGCGACGAGGTGTCCACGGTGGTCGAGTCACGCTGCTCGACGCCCATCTCGGCGACGTGGCGCTGCAGGCGGCCCTGCGCGGCGGCGTCGGGGAATCCTCCGCCGGGAGGCGCTGCGGCGATCATGTCGCGCAAAAACGAGTGCCCGGTGGCCTGTGAGGCGTTCTGCGTGCGTCCGTAGGTGAGCGGCTCGGCGCCGACGCGGACCTCGCCCGTGGTGACTGGCCCGGGGGTGCGGGCCTCGGGGAAGACGGGGGCGGCGGGCATCGCCTCGATGGCCTTGGCGGCCTTCGCGCGGCGCTCGAAACCGGCCTGCATCCGCTCGAAGTCGTCGGCCGCTACGGTTGCCTCGGCCTCAAGGGCCTCCAGCTCGTCGGCGGTCGTCTCATCTGGCGCTTCGGCGACTGCCTGAAGGGCCTCGCGCATCTTGATGCTGGCTGCCTCAAGGGCCGCCCTTTGCTCGGGAGTCATCACATGTTCCTTTCGATGAGGGAGAGACGCGCACGGGACTTAGCCCTTGCGCGATGGAGCGCGGCGGCGTGTGCCTCGCGCTCTATCCCACCCACCGGGTCAGCCGGTGCGATGAGCGTGGGGGCGCCTGACGGGTCGAAACCGTCACGACGCTGCAGGGCTCCCAGGAGGGAGCGGATTGAAGCCGAGGTCTGCGGGTAGGCACCGCGGGCGACGACGGTCACGTCGTATAGCTCGCCGATCTCCAAGATGGAGCGCAGCTCGTCGTCCTTGCCGTCAGACGTCTCGGTCAGTAGGGCCTCGTCGCGCGCGACGGTGAAGGCGAAGGACATCTGATCGACGATCCCGTCGCGCATCTGAAGAGCGAGGTCGCGGACGAAGCTGATCTCCGGGTTGACGCGGGCGAAGACGCGCAGCCCGTTCTCATCCTCGGTCAACTCCAGCCGCCCCACGCCGTCCACGCCGGTCCGGGCCATCGCAAAGTTGTTGTCGTGGCCGATGTTCAGGTGGACGTCGAGACCGGTGCGCGAGAGCACCGGGCCGAACGCGCCGCGGGAGATCACCTCGCGCAGACGGAAGTAGCGGCCGTCGTAGAGGATCGTCTCTTGGTCGGTGACGGCGGCGTAGCCGGATATCGTGAGCGAGCCATCTCCGGTCTTTGCGCCGTCGCGGACCTCAAGCCCTCGGATCGGAACCTCCACATAGCGAAGTTCCCGCAGGGCGGGCTCGGTGATGCTCATGTTCGCTTCCTCCTACTTGCCCGGTGGCGGGATCGCTGGGGCGGCGCCGTCGTTTGGCGCGCCCCCGACTGGCGTGGCCTGCAACTCGTCGCCGCCTTCAATGGGCGGGAAGCCGAGCGGGATGCGGCCCTCGTTGGCGGTGATCATCCCCACCTGCCGGAGCTGGTGGAAGATCGTCGCCATGGTGGCCGCATCGCCGCGCAGCAACTCCGAGACGTCGTGGTACGGGCGGAACTTCGAGCCCGGCCCGAATAGGTCGGGGTCGTCGCCAAAAGCGCCCTCGACCCGCTGAAGGCGTGGCATCAGGTGGATACGCACGGCCCATGCCATGATCTCCACGAAGGGACGCACGGTGTCGCGGCCGAGGAGATCCGCCGGCCAATCGAGGATGCGGGCGAGGTCGGTGACAGAGAACGCCTCGGCCTCGATGAACTGTGCATCACGCATCGACACGGGAAGGGTGACGACGTCTCCTCCGCCGCCGACCACGTTCGCCCGGCCGGGGTTGTTGCGGTGGCGCTCGTCCCATAGATCGAGGAACTCGGCGGCCTGGGCGCGAGTGACCTTCTCGGGCATCTTGATTAGGACACCCGGGCGGGCGTCGTTGGCGAGAAACTTTTCCTCGAATCGCGACCTGGCGGCCGACTTGCCGATCGCGTCCCGGTGGCGGTCGATCGGAGACCGCGCGATGGGTGCTCCGCGCGGGTCCCAGCCGCGGACGTGGATGAGGTTCCCCATCGGGATCTCGACCTTGATCCCGTCGGCGCGGCGCACGCAGTAGGTGCGTTCGCGCGTTTTCTTGTCTACCTCCACCTCGACGCGCTCGGGGTCGAGTAGCACCAGTTCGGCGACGCGAGCGCCGTCGCGGATCTTGAGGGCGTAGGCGTTTGAGAATCCGTTGACGTGAGAGTGGAGGTCGCTCCAGAAATCGAAGCCCGAGCGCATCGAGTCGGGCTGGTCGAGAAGGGCGTTCTGCCACTTGCCGAGCGAGAGCGTGCGCGCCTTGCGGTCCTGGGAGACGTCGTAGACATCGAGCGGTAGACCGGCGGCGATCACCGAGGGCTGGCGGACGGCGTCGGCGACCGCCGAGAGCCCGAAGGCAATGTCATCAGTGACGACCACGCCCGATGATGAGACGCCCTGTGACGTCCATCGGGGGATCGCGGACGAGCCGAACTCGCCTGCGGCGCGCTGCTCGGGCGGGGGAAACCCGGCAGCGCGCCGCAGGATCTCAAGAGCCGTGATCACGCGGTGAGCGCCTCCCGTGGCATCCCGGCGGCGTCGTAGGTCTCCTGCATGACGGACCACGTCCGCTCCATGCCCTCGACGAGGCTGACCTGCGACTCCCATCCGAGGCGGCGCAGCTTCGTCGTAGCGAGGCGCTTCACTACCGTCTGCCGACCCGGGGGATCTACCTCGCGGATGAGGGCCCGCGGTGCGCCGACAAGGTCACACGCCAACTCGGCGACGCGCACCATCTCGGTTTCGTTGTCGTCGCGACCGATGTTGTAGACGCCCGCGCCGCGCTCCGAGTCGTTGGCGTCGATGGCCTGCTCGCCACTCTCGATCACTGTGCGGAAGCCGCGCACGGTGTCGCCGATCCAGCACCAGCACCGCTTTCCTCCTCGGTGGACGGTCAGTTCCTCACCGTGCGCGGCGTTCCAGAGGAAGTTGATCAGGGCCGCGCGTCCCCGGCCTGCGGGAAGCCCCGGGCCGTAGGGCATCGAGAGCCGGACGATCTGTAGACCGGCTGAGGCGTAGAGGCGCGAGACGTCCTCGCCCCAGCGCTTAGAGAGTCCGTAGATCCCGTGCGGCAGAACCTCGGGACCGCCCTCGACGCACATGGCGTTGCCCTGGTCCCCGTAGACCTCAGACGTCGAGCAGTAGACGAGGCGGGCGCCATGCTCGGCACAGGCTCGGGCGACGTTCGCGGAGATGCCCGCGTTCGACTCGATCGAGGCCAGTACGTCGTCCTCACCGAAGAGGCGTCCAACCTGTGCCGCGAGGTGAACGACCACGTCGGGCTCGGCCTGTGCGACCACGCGCCGGGCGGCGTTCGCGGAACGCAGATCGTCGGGAAGGTCGGTGGTGAGCAGGTGGTGACCGGCGTCGTGCAGCTCGCGGGCGAGGTGCGTACCGATGAAGCCGCGCCCGCCGGTCAGCAGGATTCTCACGCGACGATCTCCTTGATGTCGGCCTCGATGACGGCGCGCTGAACCTCGAAGCCATCCCATGCGCCCGGGGTGGTCGAGGTGGAGACGCCGCCGAGATGGTGGAGCGGCCAAGGAGCGCGTCGCAGGCCGAAGCCGGAGCGGACGGCGCGCAGCGAGAGGTCGACGTCTTCCCAATAGGGCAGCGGGAAGCGCTCGGCGTCCCAGGGCCCGATCTCCTCCCACGTCTGGCGGGTGGCCGCGACGCACCATCCCTCGACGTAGGGGATCGGCACACCCCGGAGCGTTTGCGTGCCGATCGACGGGCCGTAGAGAGCGCCCCGCTCGACGTCCTCGCGCACTCGCTCGATCCAGTCCGGCTCGCCGACGACGTCGTTGTTGAGGTAGACGACGACCTCGATGTCCGGCAGGAGGAACTGCGCTCCGTAGTTGTTGGACTCGGCGAATCCTCGGGGGCGATCTCCGACGACGTACCAGCCGAAGCCGGCGAAGTTGTGCGGGTCTCCACCGTTCAGGACGACGATCACCTGATCTGCGCCGGAGACGGCATGTGCGTAGGCGGGCAGCAGCTCGGTGTGGTCGATCCACGGTGTGATGAGCGCGACCCGGGTCACACCGGCACCGCCGCGAGGGCCTCATAGAATCGAGCGCGGTCGTGGATGTTGCGAGCGTGTACGTCCATGCCCGCGCCGCGTCCCGGGGTGGCGTTGTGGTGGACGAAGCCCGAGCCGAGGCGCACGACGGTCGCGATTCCGTGACGGCCGAGGCGAACCGAGACGTAGGTGTCGGTGCAGTAGTGGATAGGGAGCATCGGCTCGACGAGCGCCCACCACTCGCGGCGGATGAATGGGACCGTCGTCCAGCCGGTAGGCGCCCCGTCCTCGGGCGCTGTGCGTTGTAGTTCCCAGTCGTAGGCACCGGCCGACTGAACGGTGAGGCCGTCCGGCTCGAAGACGACCGGGCATGGGAGCTCGCCCCTATCGGCGGACTCGACCAGTGGCTCCCACCATCCGGGCATCGGCTCCAGGTCGTCGGCGCCGAACATGATGTAGTCGCCGGCCGCCTTGTCCGCGCCCGCCTGCCATGCGGTGCCGCAGACATCGTGACCGCGCTCGACGATGTACTGGGTATCGGCGGGTGAGGTTGCCGCGTAGGCGTCCATCACGCGCTCGAGCACTTGCTCACGTCCGGGGACCGTGGGGATCACGACGCTAATCATGCGGCGGCCTTCTCGCCGAGGAGCGTCTTGTTGCCGTCGTGGAAGCGGTAGCGCCATGTGATTACCGGGACGCACCGGAAGCGGGCCCCCGCGGCCAGGGCGCGTAGGAGGAAGTCGTAATCCTCCCACCCGTTCTGTGTCCCGTCCCGCCACCCGCCGAGGTCGGCGATCAGCCGGCGCCGGATCAGCATGGTCGATGGTATGTAGTTCTCGCGGCGAAGGCGGTCCGGGTCAAAGTGCGAGTTTGGTACCCAGTCGCGTCCTTCGACGTCGCACCACGGGTAGAGGATGTCCGGCTCGCCGACCGCCGCCGCCTTGGTGAGTTCGGCGAGGTGGTTCGGATACCAGATGTCGTCGTCCTCGAGCGTGGCAACCCACTCGTTGCGCGCTGAGAGCGCGAGCTGGGTGACCACGCGAGCGGTGCCGCGACGCGCGTAGTCGATCCCGATCAGGTGCTCGTCGGCCGGATGCGTCTGGGAACGCACGGACGCGCACGCCTCGGCCAGCTTAGGGAGGCGCGAGGGCAGGGCGGCCGTGATGGCGCTCACTTTCACGCCGCAACCTCTTGGGGCCGCAGGACGTCGGGGATCGCGACGCTTGCGACCGTGCGCGCGTCGGCGAGACGCTGGGAGACCTCGACGAGCGCGGGCTCCCATAGATCATCCACGACGCGCTCAGGAGCGTGCAGGAGCGCCGCTGCGCGCCCATCTGCGCCCATCTGCGCCCGTTGCGCGGCGGATGAGGCGTAAGCCTGCTCCATGCGGTCGGCGATAGCCTCGATGCTCGGAGTGAGCCAGGAGACGCGCCCGGCGTTCATCTGCGACTGCGCTTCGTCCCGATTGACCACCCATCCGCTCTTTGCATACTCGGGCATGGCCGTCCACGCGCCGGAGATCGTCGGAACTCCGCAGGCGGCGGCCTCGAGTAGCGGCATACCGGCCCCCTCGCCACCGGAGACGAGCGTCAGGACGTCGAAGGAGCGGTAGAGGTCGGCCATTAGCGGGGCCGGCGATCCGACGGTCAGGACCATTCCGTCGGTGAACATGACCGACTCGCCGGGAACCTGCCACTTGCGGATCATCTCGGCGATGGCGACTCCGTCGGGTGCGACGACGTGCGTGTGGAGGTAGAGGAGCGCGTCGTCGCATCGCTCGCGAAGGCGGGCGAAGGCCGCTATCTGCTCCTCGAAGTGCTTGCGGTCGGTCCCGTGGGCGGCCTTGTTCATCGCGACCATGCCAACGACGAAGGCGCTCTCTGGGATGCCCCAGGATCTGCGGGCCTCGCCGCGGTCGCCCGGGCAGTAGACGTCGGTGTCCACCATGTACGGGATCGTGCGCATATCGGTGATCCCGTGCTCGCGCGCCATCGCGGCGGCGTGCTCCGAGGTCGCCACCGGAAGCCGAACGCTCGGACCGGGCCCCATGATCCCCCGCGCGTTCTCTCCGTCCATCGGCTCGCCGTCGCAGGGGAACCAGGGAACGTAGGCGAGGTCGGGGGTGCGGGCGAATCGCTGCGTCTCGATGACCCAGGCGTCCGTTATGGCGATGACGGCGTTCGCGGAGAGCTGCTTTGCGAGCGGCACCATGAAATCCTGGGAAGCAGGGTGGCGCGAGCGCGGGAATACCGGGATGCCCTCCCATGCGAGCTGCGCGCCCTCGAGCCCGAAATAGGCGAGCACGGCGACCTCATGGCCGTTGTCGGCCAGCCGTCGGGCAAGGAGCCCCGTCTGCACGCCATACCCGGTTCCGCAGAATGGAGCGTTCGAGAAGAGCAAGAGTCGGATGACGGTCTCCTAGATGAAGAACGGGTCGGGGTTGGACTGCTGGGCGCCCCAGGCGGCCAGGGTGGCGGCGACGAGGGGCGAGATGTCCACGGCCGACGACTTGCGCGACCAGGCCCAGGCGTCCACCAGGGGGCGCTTTGCGGCTCCGCGGATGGCGGAGTCGAGCTCGCCCGTACCGAGGTGGCGTAGCTGCGATTGAGAGACGAGGTCAAAGAAGGTTCCGCACGCGGCGGCGTACTCGGCGGAGGTGAGCACGGTGACATTCCCGACCCTCTCGGCGAGCGATGCGGCGGGGCCGTTGGCGTCGCAGATCACGGCGACGGGCTGGTGCTCATCGCTCAGCTCGCTGATCCGCTCGGCGATCCATCCGGTGCCGGGGTGGCGCTCCATGACCTGGACGTGAAGCAGTCCGTCCGGGCGTGTGCCCGCGGCGGCGATAGAGGAGAAGGCCCGGTCGGGCGTGACATCGAAGGCGAAGACGACGGGGCCCGTGATGGTCGAGGCCGAATCGGTGAGCGAGCGCCAGCGCGTGAGGTCGATGACCGATCCGAAGGCCGGGTCGGTGGACGGCCACGAACCGATGCCAAGGCGCTCCACGGCGAAGCTCCGGTTGGACATTCCCTTGATCTCGGCCTCGATGTCCTCGTCGAAGATGCGCACTCCGAGGGCGGGGTTTGACTCCGCCCACCGCTCGGGGTCGGCGATCTGCTCGGCCGTCAGTGCGGAGGGGTCGATCTCGCGACCCTCCGAGTCGGCGAGGTCCGCCGACCACTCGAAGTAGGCAAGGCCCGAGTCGCCGCGGTGGCCGCGCTCGCGGAGTCGTGAGAGCACGATCCCGTGCTCGTGAATCGCCTGATCGACGGCCGAGCCAGCAAAGTAAACCTGAGGATTCGGGCGGGCGGAGAGCGTCGGCAGGAGAGCGCCGAGCGTCGAATCGGGCAGGATCATCGCCTCGTCGAAGATCACGCAGTCGGCGGAGAATCCTCGCCCGCCGCCCTTGGTGCGGGTGCGGAAGCGGATGCGCGCGCCGTCCATCAGCTCGATCGCCTCCTTGCCGTTGGCGTGCCAGAACGCCTTGACCCGCCGGGAGAACTCGGGCACGGCCTCGATCAGTTCCTCGAGCCGGCGCATCGACTCACCCGCCGTAGCGCCCTCGTGTGCGGTGTGGACGATCAGCCGCTCGCCGAGCAGGAACAGTCCGGCCAGCTCGCGGGCTTCGAGGATCGCGTTCTTGCCGTTCTGGCGAGGGACGACAAGGCCTACATCGCGCGATGCCCACCGCCCGTCGGAGCGCTCTGCGAGCGAGTGCTCTAGGACGAACGCCTGCCACGGGTCGAGTATCAGCCCGGCGAACCGAGCGAGATCGACCGCTTCCTGTCCGGCCGACGAGGACGAGGACGGCGGGTAGTGGGCCACCCGAGGGCGGGTCATGTCCAGAACCGCGCTCACGCGATACCCCTCCGCGCCTCGCGGCGGGCGGTCAACTCATCGAGCCGGTCCGATGCCCCGGTGGGCGCAGTGGCGCGTAGTGTCGCCATGACCTCGGCGAGAGCACGGGTCGCGGAGACGCGAGCCGAGAGCGGGTCGGGGAACTCGGCGAGCGGGTCACCGACGATCCGCGCCGCGAGCAGGAGGGCCAGGGCTGCCTCGGCCGACTTCTCGATCCCGGGGGACGCCTTGGCGATCTCGGCGATGTCGCGCTTGACGGCCGCGACGAGGGGCGGCGGGCGGCGGGCGGTCACGGCGTCCGAGAGAGCGGGTAGGAGGCCGGAGCCGGAGCCGTGACGATTCGGTGAGCCGCGGTCGCACGGTTGCAGCGCTGGTGCTCGGGCCCGGCGTAGCGAGTCGGGTCCAAGTCGTCGTGGCCGAGGTCCCATTTCTCGCCCGGGCCGATGAACTCTCCGCACCGGGCGCAGATCGCGGTGCCGGTGGCGACGATCGGAGCGAGACGGGCTCGGACTACCCGGTGGGAGCGGCCGTAGGTTGGTCTCATCCTGAGATCCCAGTAGCCATGCGGGGTCTCAAGGATCGTACCTCGGGGAGGGAAATAGGTGAG